CTCTGCGTCTGATAATGCCCAAGTGTCTGTGCATAAAGAAGATAATGATACAGTAGCGGTTGCTAATGACAAGAGCAAAGCAGATGCTGGAAGAACAGAAAGCAAAGAGAAAACTTCAGCCTGTGAGATTGAGCAGACTCATTTAGTTGATTGTAGAACAACCAAAGAAGGGAGTGCAACTCCTGATGAATACAATGCTTGTCTTACAAAGGATTATGGATATTCAAGTGAAGATATAGCCAACTGTCCTCAGTAAAAAAACTATAGCCCTGACAGAACCAGTTAGATTCTATCAGGGCTATTTTTGTTTTAAGGTTTACGTAGCTAACTCTCGTTTGATTCTTTTCATAGGCAACCTATCGAGTTTAGGTGTACCCTCTTTGTGGATAGCATCCACCAGCATCTTCAGGAGCTGTCTGACCTCTGTGTCTGTCAGCACAAAAGAGTACCCTTTGATATCCACTTCGATCTCAACTACTTTCTTCTTGACCTCAAAGGTGCTCTTAGGCTCCTGGTCTGCTTTCCTTCTGTTGTAAGCTGTACCACTTACGCTACTCTGGGTCATTTGTTTTCTAGCTGCCATCTTTAAACCTCCTATCATATAATTGTTCCTAGTTGGCTGTTAGGTTACGTTTAAAGAATAACCCTTATACGAGGAGATGTAAAGAAGAAAATTATAATCTAGTAGCTAAAGTTCACACTTTCCACCTGAGCAAGCATACTCTGTTTGCATCTGTGTGGTGTCCTCTTTCTCGAAGTCTGAGAGTATACTCCAATTAATCTCAGGAAATTCAGACAGATACTTCTCATACTCTTCTTTAGTTATCTCCAAGTAAGGTTGGGCTTCTTTATCATAGATTGTATCATCAAGCGGGAAGAAAGACAAACCCCCGATAGAATCCCAATTCTTCCAGACCCAAGATTGTACATCTAAGAAAGAATCGTCAGTGTAGTAAATGGTTTGACTTGGATTACCATCACACCAATAATCACGATAGGTCTTCCAGAGTTCTAGTTGGCTAATAGAACCTATATCTCTAGCGCAGATAGCACCCTCTGGGCTCTTGATTGGGAAGGAGAACACTGCTTTCTCTCCTTTCAGGACATAAGGGACTCTTTGCGATATCAAGAGATCTGTCAGGGGGTCTTTACGATCTTGAGTTACCCTACGAAGATAGAACGGGGAGAACCTTGGATGAATACCACTAGACGTGTTGCAGAGTTGGCTTACTGTTCCTGATGGTTTTATTAATGTTGTTTGCTTTGATACTGGAATGTCAAGGATCTCAGCCCACTTTTTGTTTGTCTCTGCGGCTACTTGCTTGAGTTCTGTTAGGATCTCAGAAAGATTATAATAAGAGTGCGTATTCTTGTTTGCTAGGTTCTTCCAAACAGTTTTACCACTCATTACAGGATGATCCATAATCCCTGTGAGTGACACCCCTAATAGTCTCTCCTCTTCTGCATTGTCCTTCCAGATCTTTCTAAGATATCTAAAATCTGTCAGGGTGGATTGCAGAGTGCCTATGATAGTTGCGTACTCTACTTTCTTCTTGAGATCTTCCAGGGTGTCTGTTGGTCTTATTATAACTTCACTTAAGTTGCAGAAACCACCAGAGTCTCTGAGCAAAGCCTCGAAACAGGGGTTGGGTAGGTAATCCCCATCATACTCTCTTCCACAACTCTCAGCTTTCTTTCTAAGAGCTACTTTATTACATATGCCCCTCTCTCCTGCCTTACTTTGATAGAGACTATTAAACTCTCTGAGGAAACTATCAAGGTCAGGCTTCTCGGTATAGGCAACTGAGTTGTTAGCTAAAGACCTCTCAGGGTTCTTATCCCACCAAGACCCTGACTTTGCAGATGCCATACGCAAGTCAGTAAGATTCGACAAGGAGATCATTGCACTTCTCCTGACAGAACCTACAATAACGGTATCAGCTATCTTGCAGAGGGTGTCATGTACTTCTATTGAAGTGAGTCTTCTACCAGCAGCGCGACGAAAAAGGCGAACCACATAATCAAGAAGAGAGTCGAGGGGTTGAGGGCCAGAGGCTCTGCCCCCGAAAGTTCTAAGTCGAGCACCAGCAGGTCTAATAGCTGAAAGATCCCACTTAGGAATATCGCCATTATAAAGGAATGCAATAAGTTCTTTAAGAGCTTTGGCCCAACCAATCTTTGAATCTTGAACCTTAAGGGTTGTATCAGTTTCATAAAAATTCTCAGCAACTACGGGGAGTTTTGCGATGTACTGTCTTTCCACCGAGAATCCTACTCCACACGTGGATACCTTATATTTCTATAAGGACTAGACTATATCTTCAACTAGCTTACACTAGTTGCCATGCGTTGTGATATACACTCATGTGCTTCTTTATAAGCATCTGAACACCTTTGAGAATTAAGACTTTTGTCTGAATAATGCATATCGATTTTGTACAAATACTCATCAAGCACATAAGGATACACAATGCTTATTATTTTTTGAGTATCTGTTGCATTGAAAGCTAATCTCAACTTCTCTTTAGCATCTTTTCTCGATTTATGCTTTATTATTTTTGGAGAAACACTATAATACTCTTGAAAATAACTTACCATGAGCCTATGGGAAAGTTCGCTATAAGCATCTGTACAAAGTATTAATCTTCTTGTGGAGTTTGATTTTGTGTAATACATAAAACCATCGTCCATAATCCACAAAGCAAGACCCTCATCTGAAAGTTGCCGAAGCAGAGACATTCTTATTTGCCTTTCACCGAACATGTAAAAAATCTTCGACCACTTTTTAAAAGTATCGTGATCTCCCTGAACAGTGAATGTCCCACTTCCTCTTATAACTTTACCTCCTATAAAAGAATCTCTAGGCTCTCTGTAAGTTATCTTCGGGTAATTTTCAGTGTAATGAGATATCAACTCAGCTTTTAGCTTAACAAGATTAAGAGACTTCTGTTCGCAACAGAAGGTTCTCCCCTTGGAGATAAAAGAATCTCCAAGCAATGTTCCAACCAAAGCTCCCCTTATTTCTTTTGGTGTTCTACTATAACTAGGCCGGTGCATAATGTACCCCTATAATTTTATTGTGTATATCTAGTCGTTGAACCTTACGGCTTCATCCGTCTTGGCTGCTGATTGTCCTCGACTCTACGTTAGGAGTTTCCAGCAATTAACATGGTTTTTATTGTGAGGCTGTTGTACTAACCACACATAAGTAAATAGAAAATCTCATCGAAGCATCGTGGGTGTGTGATAGCTATAGCTGCACAGTTGTAAGAAGCTGCATGATCTCTCTCAAGAGCCTTACCAGCCACCATTAAAGATCGCATTGAGGGTACTACCTCTTTGTTCAGGATAGCTCCTCGCAGTTCCTCTAAGATTTCATCAACTTCTGCGAGTCCTAAATGCCCCTGGAAGAACGTAATATATCTATCTACAGTCTCTTCCCAACACTCTCTCCTCTTTAGTGTATCTCTCCATCTACTATACTTACTGAGATAAATATAGTTCGATAATTGTTCTTCTACGCTCAAACAGTTCTCCTTCTTATTCTCATCAGCACCTTATTAGCATCTTCAACTACACTGAGGTTATATGCTCTCCAGTAATCCAGATGCCCTATCATTAGGTGACATCTTCCACATAGGGTTATTAGGTTTGTTTTATCTAGCTCTCTTTCTGGTAGTACCCTGAAAGGAACTATGTGGTGTACTTGAAGATTATGTTTCTTTCCACAAGCCTTACAGAACCTATCACGTGCTATTACTTCCTTACGTACTGTAGGCCAGAGAGAGGATCTATTAGGATCTATTCTCTTACATAGCTCTCTGATAGCACCTATCATTCTGGCCTCACCACATAGTAAGGATATGCCAACTGTTCCTGAAGATTTGAGATAAACAATTGCCACTCAGGCAGCCTATGAGACTTCCTCTGCATACACATGTTCTGTAAGGTCTTGTAGTCTAATCTCCACTCTCTGCGCTGTAAGAAGCCCTCTGGTAGATTCCTCTTGATCTTAAGTAAGTTACCTTCCAAGATAATATCATTCAACCTAGAGAGAATAATAGGATCTATGTCTCCGTCTACAAAGTCATCTACTGTAAGGGTTCTTCTCTGTATCGTATGAATCGTAGCTTCAGATTGCTTGCTGGTTAGTCTGTAAGTGTCAGCCTCCTGCCACCAGTATCTAGGAGCTGTTACGTCTAGCCATACGATTATGCTCTCCAGGAACTTATTATGACCACCTTGTTTCCAAGCAAGTCTATCAGCAACTCTCTTATCTGGTGTTGACTTGTAGCTCAGAGAGATACCAAACAGAGCCTCATCGAACCCTGCTTCTTTAAGCACTTTTACCTGCATACAACTTCCTTTATAGCTTTAACAAAGTCAGGTCTAATTGAAAATCCATATCCACTACAAGTGTAACAATTAGTTCTATTTGTTTCTGGCTTACCCCAACAATCATGACCAGCATCTGTGTAAATAGCACCAGCACCATTACACTTATTGCATCTCTTAAAGAGAGTTTTTATTTCTTCTATATTAAAAACTTCTGACATCTTACTCTTCCTCCCCCAGTAGTTCCAACAGTTCTATAATCTTCTTCCTATTCTTCTTTATCTGATGTGGATCAAAGAACATTGGCCCTGAGTTGTAGTCCTTACTCATGATAAGGAATTCTAAGCTAGACCAAATAGCAGTTTCTTTGTGCTTAAACATCTTCCCATTCAGATCCAGATAGCCTATTGTTTCTTCTATCAAGCCCATATACCTCCTTCGTTTATTAACTTCACATTTAGTTCTTTCAAGTCTTCGAACAACCCCTTCCAGATCTTCCTCTGATTTAAGTAAGGATGTACATTAAGATCCACACCATACATATAGATCTCCTTGTACCTAATAGCTATTAGATTCTCTACAGAGAATAAAGCAGATGTACCTCAAGTGAAGATACGATAATTAGTGTTGATGTATCTATGAGGTGATAGGTTTAAGTGTGGTTGTTTGAAACCTATAAAGATACAACCATCAAGTCTTTCAGCTTTAGGAATCCACAGAGGAAACTTATCGGGATGTAAGGAGAACCAATAGTCTTTTCTTCCAGGCCATTGGTATCCTACCTCGTTTACCACAGCCACTGAATATTCTTCTGTAACTATGGTAGGATCTGAAAGGATAGTCTCTTTGGAAGGACCATCAGCTATTAGGATACATTTAGATTTAATAGCTGATAGCCCTAAGTGGTTCTGATAGAATCTCAATTGAAGAAGCTAAAGATATAAGGAACTACATAAGGAGCACTAATCCAACCTAAAGTACTTCCAATTATTGCAGATACTATAAAAACTAAAAGCCTTTCCATCTACACCTCTCCGTATTCTAGAGTTATAAGTATATCTATATAGTGCTTAGCTTTCTTCAAGTCTTCTAGACCATTCTTATCTCTATGTCTAGTTACATACTTAATAACATTAGCCTCACACCAGGGGATCTTATTGAGCTGATTGTATTCTGTAGGCTGAATCTTGTAACTCTTATAATGAGTGCCTTGGATTTGGATATCTAATGGGTTCAAAGCCTTTTCCTTATAACTATTCTTATTAACAATAGTAACACCATGACAATTGGGACAACACACTATACTATTAGAATCATACCTAGTTCCACACTCACTGCACTTAGCTTCTATTACCATCAGTATTCTGATTTCCTCCCTTCACCCTTAGCAATAAATCTTTCAGCATCTCCGACTGTGCTAGAATAACCATTGTGACTATTACCACAAGCACCTTCTTTCACTACAAAGCTCACCCTAGCAAGTACTCTTTGCACCTCATACTCCTGGCAACAAGGACATGGTAAGGTGGTGGGGAGATCTCGTAGAGCTATAGGCTGAATGTCTTCCCACTTTAGATAACAGTGTTCACAAACGTACATGTATATGGCCATTAATCTTTCTCCTGAATCTCAACTCTCTCTTTCTTCAGCGGATAAGTATCTGTATACAACTCTCCACCACATTGATTGCATATGTCGATTGGAAGATAGAGATCAAATACAGCGCCACAAGAAACGCATATAAGATATAATGCTTCACTCACTGACTAAAGTTTCTCCCCACAATAGCTGCAATAATTAAACTCTTCGTCTGGATACTCATCGTCAGATGCATATACAGGGATATAGATCTCCTCTCCATAGTCTTCATCTTCTATGATCTTATACCCTATCATATGATCACAAGGCTCTTTAGTGCTCATAATCCCCTTCTCCTTTCTTCTGACAGTCTTGCAATATCAAACATATTCTTAACTGTAGCACTAGATACTTGTAGAAGTGCTTCTCCTTGCTGGTCAATCTGTTTCTGCATCTGAGTCACTTGATAGGTCATCAATATCATCCAAGTTATCAGTACTATCAGGGGTATCCCTTTCAAATAAAGAGGCATATCTTTGCAATCCTTTATATAAATTACAATCTGCTGGACCTAAGTGAATCCAATTAGTGTTGCGGTAATAGCGTCCTGTGTGGTGGCACAGGTTACGAGAGCAAGTGCGGACCACACAGGTTCTATTAGCACAAAATGTTCTTACTTTTCTTCCATTAGCCATTAGTTATTTTCCAGACCAGCCTAGACCCCCCTTCCTTGTAGTTTCCTCTAACTCTTCTACCACTTCTACGCTTCTCATATCTACAGGGACTACAAGCAACTGAGCAACCCTATCACCCTTCTTGATATGCACCCCATCAACCCCTAAGTTAAATAATTTTACTTTAACTTCATTGGTGTAATCAGCATCTATAACCCCGAAAGAAGCAATAGTATCTAACTTAAAACCAAAAGAAGACCTGTGAGTAAGTAATCCAAAGTTGTCCCTACCAACATCTACTGCTATACCAAGAGGAATAACTTCAGATGTACCAGGAATAATAAGAGTGTCTCCCACTGCATACAGATCCCAACCAGCACTCCAAGGTGTGGCTCTGGTAGGTACTATAGCATCTGGATGGATAAGCTTAACTTTCATTTACAACCTCCAGCTGATCATACACATGATCATACTCAAACCTACTCTGGTGCTTACAGCACCCACAGATAATCATAGTCCCATCAAGAGATACCTTCACCCAATAAGGAATACTAGGTTGATCATAAAGATCATATGGTCCTTCTGTGGAGAGAGTAGTTACTTCAATGGGCTTGCTGCACTTACTGCAATTTATTCTTATCATTAGCCACCTTTTTAGATACTGCTTGGACCTTATCAATTACAGGTTCTATCTTATCTATCACACCGAACAGTGCTTTAATCCACATCCAGTGTCTTTCATTGTAACTCACAGTTCCACCATAGTTGATAAATGTTATTCTCTTCTGTATCTTCCATCCACATATCTAATGACTTCTCAAAGTCACACTCAGAAATAGTTGTGTAATAGTTTCCTGCTTGGACTAGGACGTATTCTTTATGATTCTTTTTGATCACTGTAAGGATACGTCCACAGTAGCCTCCCTTGCTCATTCCCTCTCTTCTAGAAGAATACCACTTAGTATCTTAACAGACTTCACATTGGTGCTGTCTAGGGCTAATAGGAAGTCTTCTAATGCACCTATATGGGGGAATGAGCGTACTCTATTAGTGCCTATAGGGTCTCTCTCTTCTGACCAGATAAGGTAAATACGTACTGATTTATCCATTGGTTAATCCCTGATAGTGATTATTGAATATCTCAACACACTCTTATCTCTCTTTACAAGACCAGCACAAAACCTGTGTATATCTTTCCAGATACTCTTATCATTATAAGAGTGATTAGGATTGTTAGGAGCTATAGGAGGGGAAGTTATTATTGTCTCGTCTACGCAATAGAGTTTAAAACAGAACATAAGAGATAATAAGAGTTGCCATAAGAACCATGATAGCTTTCTCAAAGGGTTTCATGACTCTACTCCATCATTATCATCTGAGGTTTACCTTCAATGATTATCACACAGGATCTTATAGGTCTTCCGATGTCCAATTTGTTATAAGAATAAGGATGTCCTTTATCAGAGATAAAAGAACCTGAGTCAACTCCGTAGATTACTTTCTTCCCATTGTTGAATGACTGAAACCCACTCTTAGAATGGTGGTGTCCTGAACATACTGACACACCTAGGTTCTTTGCAGCACCAAATGCTCCATTGTTTATTGTATGCACAAACTTCCAGCTTGAACGATCTGCATCTACCGTGAGGTCTAGTTGACTATGAAGTCTCCAGCCTGGAGGTGCATTGATCATATCAAGATATTTAACTAGACACTCACGAGGTACACCAGCTACTCTAGCTTTCTTATATAATCTCGAATCATGGTTGGACTCTAACATCTCGATATCAGGGAATATTTCGGCAAGGTCTTTAGTGAACTTACGGATTCCTTTTAACTCAGTTGTCCAAGTATCTGGATGTTCCAAACTCTTGGGATAATCGGAAACCGAGTAGCAATCGGCATGGTCCCCGCCGTGGACTATTCTGTCTGGCCTGAACTGATCTTTTATCCTAGAGAGGAAATCTAGAGTTTTATGGTGATGATACGGGGCATGGAAGTCTGAAACAAAAAGTATGACGTTATTATTGAAACGTTTTGGCAATTACGCAACCTCCTTTGTCTTTAGATATTCGGTCATGTACTTCTTTGCTGTAGTGTCGAGATAGAAGTCTACACCAATGCACTGCTCTGCTGCAAGTCTGTGGGCCACTGCTTCTGTGTAATCGATGAAATCTTCCAATGTGTTTACTACATCTCCTTATAAATATTTTCACATCATATATACCAGGCTCTGTCTCGTACACTCCTGCAACTTTATCTGGTCTTGCTAGTACAGATCTGTTGTAAAGATTGCAAGATCTAGAGACTTCTCTTAGATTAGACAGTCTATTATCAGCTCTGTCTCCATTCATATGATCTACATCATTCTCTGGAAGATATCCGTAGTTCCACAACCATATGAGCCTATGTACTCTGTGTAGTCTACCATCTACTTGTACTTTTATATAACCACTTGGGGATTTATGATTAGCATAAGACCCTTTCCTGCACTTGCATGACATATGATTTCTCCATGTCAGCATACCAGTGTCTGGATTATAATCGAATAGTTCTCTCACTCGCTCATAATTCATACAGCCCTCTTTTGTACTCTCTAACATCTTCAAGACTCCAAGACCCTGCCTTAAGCTCCTCTGGAATAGTCTCTTTTGTAAAATAAAGAATAGAGTTCTTCTTAGCCCACTCTCCTAGGCTAAGGTAAGAACCATCTTTCCTGTTCTTACATCCAGGGTAGGCTCTTTTATTCGGGTCACTGAAGATGAAAATCAACTCCTTATCTGGATTATCCCTGGCAATAGCAACGTACTTCTGTGCGTCAGTACTTCCCTTAATCAGATATCCTTTAATTTCGAGTAGTATATCTGGTTGATCAGGGTGCACAAAATCTGGAACGTAGTGATGATGGACAGAGTAGGATACTTTTATTTCTGGTGGTTCGTATGTATAGCCTGATAGCTCCTTTGCTAACTTATATTCTAGTGTGCTTTTATACGGATGGATCTTTGTTTTCTTATAACCCAACTTGTATCTCACTCCTTGTAAAGTTCTTAAATAACCTATCCTCTAATAGCGGAAATCGTGAGCACTCAGTGCACCAAGTAGACCATGCGCTATTATCTCCTGTATACTCCTCTAGTTTGCACATCATTATGCCTACCACCCTATTAGATTCTGTTACCTTCCTACGACAGTTAGTACATACCATTAGTCTTTCTTCTGCTTTAAGAATAAATAGTTCAAAGCATACCACCCTGTCTTGTAGCTACTATCTTCTTTTTGACTACAGTGAGGACAGACAGTATAGACACTACCGTATCTATTTTCCTCTTTAAAGACTAACAGCCCTCTTAGTTCTTCCTTTTGAAACCTACCTCTACAATTAGTGCAGATCATTTTAGATTCTCCGAAGGAGAATTATTCATTTAGGGCACTCTCGCTTCTGTAAGATCCACACCAAATCAGCAGTCTCATTGTAAAACAATTCCCAATGAGATCCAAATCTCTTCCTATACTCACTAATAACTAACTCCCTCATGTCGTTCACATCAGACATCTTATAGATATTCTTTACCATCTGTGAGTCCTTACCCACCCCAAACAGTCCTAAGATATTATCTGTAGTATCTCCTATCAGCACCTGTTTGAAGAAGTGTCTATTAGCGTCTAACTCAGATACATAATAGCAACTAGCTCTATCCCAATTGAAATGAATGCCAGGAATACAATCAAGATCCTTGTCGGTAGTTGCAATGATATCTTTCTCAGGATTATGAGCAAGACCTATAGCATCGTCAGCTTCCATACCTACAGAGAACTTAGCCCCATAAGCATCCACATAGAACTGCCTAAGTGCATCGTAGTGGAAGGGCTTCTCTATACCATCTCTATTACCCTTATAGGGCTGAATGGTTGCTATCTCATATCTGAAGTTACCCCTACCAGATATGTGTCCTTGTGCATCACAATCAAGATAGGTTGTAAGGTTCTCATAGAAAGTAATAGCAGTCTCTCTGACCTTATCCCACTCTTCTGGTTCCTTTCTGCACTCTACACAAGAATCATCTACACCATCTCGTTTGAGTTCTTTATTAAGCTGTACTTTGCTCTCATACTTCTGACCCTTATAGATCCAGTGTTTATTGTCACACACAGATCCTATCATATAGACAGCTATATCAAGATCCAGATTTACAGTAGTCATAAGATCTCCTTTTTAGTCTACCAATGTCTAATAGAAACTATTCTCACCTTATACCCATCATACCATTCTTTCAATGAGTCTAGCATATGATCCTCAAACTCACCAGGAGAACCACCAGGAAACCCACTCTCTACTGATAGGGTGATAGTATCTCCAAGGAACCCTAGCCCTGCCCCTGGTTTTATCTTTTCTTCTTCTATTTCAAATTCTATCTTCATCTTAGTACCTCTATAAAATACCTTTGATAGTTATAAGCATCTACAACCTTAGAGAAACTTCTAGCCCTATCAGGTGATAGCCACTTACCACCCTCTCTAACCCATCCTTTCTCTCTCAAGCAGTTAAACTGATGTGTGTATGTTGACTCATAATAACCAAGATCCTCTTTATCTAGTACCTTAATCTCACCAGGAGGATAAACATCCCACCACTGAAAAGTACCACTCCATTTTCCTTCATGATTCAAAAGGCTTTCCTCCAAATTAAGGCTGGAGCTTCACAGAGGTACAGGCTCTTAGCTCCGTTACTTTCCTGTACTGCACATCTATTAAACCATGCTAAGCGAAGCGAGCATTACCACTTATCATCGTCAGTGTCAGTACCTCCAGATGCTGTTTCTTCCTCTTGACCCTCAGTTACTTTAGGCTCATAGGGCTTTAAGTTAATAACCTTCACAGCTTCCAGGTCGGCACCTACACCAGTTCCAAACTTCTTGTTGGCCCAAGTGTATGGTCTGAACTTAACAACCACATCAGAGCCATTACCAACAATATCAGTGAATGGTTCATTATCAGCGTCTATAAGAGCGGGTGCAGGGTTCTTACCAACAGCAGCCCCTCTCTTATCCAAGTAGCGTACAAACTTCATCTTGTACTCTCCGAGTTCTGCTTCTTCTGGACTAACAAGTGGGTCAATTCGTTTTACTTGTTTCTTCAAGCCCAACTCAATCAGCTTTGCAGCCTCTGTACTATCCATGCAGACAGTGATTCTCCAGCATGGCTGATACTTATCATCAGTCTTGGTAAGAAATGCCCACATTGCTTTG